GGAAAGCGTTTTCGTAATACACCTGTCCGTTGGCAGTAGCTAAGAAAGGACTTGCACAGTCAAAGCTGATGGTAAATGCAGGATTTACATATTTGCGAACGTTGCGCTGGATCACAGTCAGCAGCACAGCCCACTCTAACTTGCTGGTGCCCAAGAAGTGCATCCAATCATGTATGCCTTCTTGTAGCAAACCATCATATTTGAGTGCAATCAAGCGTCGAAGAATCAAATGCACATCGCACATGTTTTGACCACCCATGGCCCAACCGTTAAAATGTGTGTCGGGATACTTGGCAGGATCACAGTAGTCCTTCATCAGCTCATACCATTCATCAGCAGCCGCATGGCTTGCACCTTGCAACACGTTTAGAATCTTGGCACCACCGTTGGCAACACCGCGGCGATGTTGCATGAAGTATTCGTTGTTGTAGTGCGTTGCTGTAATGGCTTCATTGTAGCTCATGATGCCTACTCGGGCACCAGCTTCGGGTGTGTTCACAATCCAAGTAGGAATATCCAAGGTCATGGCATAGTCTGCAACACCATCGAGCCATTTGAGCACAGCTTCTCGTTTGGTTTGTGCAGCGTCCAATCGCTTTTGATATGCTTTGAGTTCGTCGCCCTTCAATGATGCCAAGTTGGCCTGTACTTGGGCACTGGTGGGAGCCTTCCAATCACCTTCCCACAAGCCTTTGGCAATCTGGAATCCACCAGAGTCGCCCAGCAGTGTGGTGTTGGGATCACGATTACGAACCATGTCCTCGCTCCAGTCCTGTTTGGTCAAATCCAAGTTGGCATGTCCGCCTGAGTATAGACTCCACTTATACGGGAACAGACTCTTCTGAGCGTCGAGCCAGTTCATCTGCTCCATGTCAGTAAGACCCGATGGAAAACGTGCAGGATCCACATATGGCTCATTGCGCTGTTTTCCAACAAACGTGGCATAAAAACCACTGATGGCCGGAAGAAAAACTGCCCATTGACTACGCCCATTACTATCAAGTTGATTATTTGTTAAGTTATCCTGCATTTTTTTTCTTTTCTGCCCATAGTTTTTTTCTTGCTTCCGACATCTTCTTTTTTGTTTCTTCTGATATTAGCCTATTATTTTGTCTGTGCTGGAAGAATGTAGTTGTATTCGATCAAGCCCGAATCAACAGTGATCATACAGGCACCAGTGTCGCTCATTTTGTACACTTTGTCTCCTGGCAAGGCCAAGATCGACAACACAGCACCCACAGGCCAGTGAAACTGTGTTTTGGTGTAGTTGCCCGCAACGCTGGCCTGGAATACCAAGTTGCCTGCGTGGCTATTGGGATCGCCAAAGAAGAACTTGAGATCGCCATTTTCTGTTCGAGCAGTAAATGTAGTTTCTTCGCTGTTGGCTGCTGCTTGAAAACGCAGGCGTTGGATATTCTGTACAGTGGGTGTGAACTCAATATCCCATTTGACTCCGACAAACTTCAAGGTCTTTTTCATTTTGTCATTGATCACGTTGGCAGTCATATAACGATAATCGTTTTTAAAGTCGCCTGCTGCGTTTTCAAAATGCAAACCACAGGGAATGGTATTGCCATCTGCGTCTTTTTGTGTGTTTACTGTGATCTTGGCATCTTTGCTGTATTCGTCGATGTTCAAGATTGTTTTTAGTTTGCCCAAATTAGGCATACCAAATGTACCAATAAAGTCTGGGTGTGGGTTTTTAAACTTAGCGTCTACAACAACACTACGATCTTCTGCAATGCCAGAAATCACAGTTTTATCTTGATCGCCGACAATTTTGATCAAATCGATGCTGCCGAGTCCGTTTGTGTGTTGTACGATGTCTTTTAAATAATCTTGCATGTATGCTCCTATATAGTTGAATTGTAACAGTTTGTATTTAGGTCTGTCAACTAGTTCTGCGTTCTATTTTACCCAATACCTGATGTGCTTTGACTGTATGCAGCGTACCAGGCTTTTTGATTTCTAGCCAATGAGCGCGAGTCTCGTAATCATATTCGGCTAGAACTTCAAAACCTGCTGCCCGACAAGTGGGCAACAAGATACTTTTCGGTAAGTAGGTCTGTACTTGACTATCAGCCATTGCTGCACCTGTTGGCGTGTCGCCATCATTGTAACTAAACAAAAATACGCCTCCGGGTCGCATTAGATTGTATATCTCGGGCAGCATGTGTGTAATGGTATCGAGACTTACATAATTGAAAAAGTTCCAACTGAAAATAAACCCAAATTGTCCTTTGGGTAAGTTATTTAGGTTGTTGTTGACCAAGAGATATTTTCTTAATCTATTCTGATACTCTGCCGGGAACTGGCTGTTAGTGTTGTTTAGAAATTCTTGATAACGATCCATCACATACAGTGGATCGGCTGCAACCAGGTAACGTGTCCATTCACCATCTCTACAACCTAGTTCCAGTGCAGGATATTTCCAATTGGTATAGAATGCTAGTCGTTGTTGCACTGCCTGCTCTATATCCGGTGTTAACGGTAAGGCTCTGTCTTTACGAATAAAATCAGTGTCCAGCACTTCTACAGGCCAGGACTCTAAATCATAACTCTTGGCATACAGGTCGTGCGAAAGATCAGTGATGGCCTGTTCCACAGTTGCCAACTTGGCACGATTAAAATCCACTGACAGCGCAATGCGATTGATTACCTCATCATATATTGCAATCAATGAATCTATGTGTACCAAATCTTGGTCACTTGGTTTGTCTATTTGTGTTTTTATGTTGTTGACCTGATACTTTAGACTTGCCAGTTCTTTGACCACATCCGCAGTGTTGATAGATTCCAGTGCTCGCTTGAGTCTGATTAACTCAGTAATAGACATGATCACTCCCAAACAAACAGGCTATCAAATGTGCTCTTAGTGTCAGTATTGGCAGCAATGTCCCAATCCAACACACCCAACAAGTTCTCTACCTTTTGATCAACAATGGCAGTTTCCATTTTGTCTTGGTCAAATGGCAGCTCCTTAAACCATGCCGGAATACGCGACTCGTCAGTGGGATAACCAACACTGGTATAGCCCAGGGGATTGTCCTTGAGTTTGCACACAATGGTCTTCATACCGTCAATGATCTTGGCCGAATAGTTGTCACCGTTCATATTGCGTAGTCTATTCCAGTTCATGGCAGCGCGAACATGTCCTGGCATGTTGGCTTTGCCCTGTTTTTCTTCGTCGGCTGTGTACTTGGTCAAGTTGTTGACACGTTTAGGCGTACCTTTCTCCCACGCCGGCAACTGTTGGAATACCAACTTGAAGTCACGTACCTTGGCAATGATGGCTTCACGTTCGGCACCGGTCAGCACATCCAACAAGATCTCGCTCAAGAAGTCCTGCATGACCTTGGGAGTGTCCGACCGCTTCAAGTCCAGGCCCATGGCCTTGACCTTGCCAGGTTTGCCGTCAACGTCCAAGCGTTTGCCTTCCAGATCAAATATCAGCACAGCATAGCGTTTCTTCTTGATGAACAGGCCCTTTTCAGCAATCAGTTCACGGCCGCCTTTGATGATGGCACCCATCTCACGGGGACAATGACAAGCACGTTCCATAAAGCCCGGGAATGACTCGTTCACACTGTCGGCAATGGTGTCGTAAAGTGCAATACACACATCCTTGTTCCATTCCATGCGTCCTGCTTCAATGTCTTTCTTGAACACAGGATATGCACTAAAGTACACTGAGTCTGTGTCACCATAGATAACAGTTTCGCCCACATGGTCGTAGACCCCAGTCAAGCACTCGTTAACGTGGCTGTCCATGTGCCGGGCAATAGTACGTCCTGTCAGTGTGGTGCTTTGTCCAATGCGCTTGTCAAAGAATCTGCAACCTGGGTTCAAGATAGCGCCATACAGGCTGTTCAAGTTGATCTTCTTGACCAACTGACGTTTGTCCCAGAATGCAATGTCTTCTTTGTCTGTGGCTTCTTTCTTTTTGGCCTGCATCTCTTTGCGTTCTGCATACCAACGTTCCAACAGGCCCGGAATAATGCCCTTCATGTCGTACTTGAAGATGGTACCGTTAGCACTGATGACCCAGGGCTGATTGCTTTCAAAGATCATGCGCCACACTTCAGCGGCTGTGTGCGTTGTACTCTGCTGGCTTTCTTCCCAGTCAATGGTGATGTCAATGCCCTGTTGGCATTCCATTACTGCTGTGTACTCTAGACTGCCAAACAAACCTTCCCACGCATCAGCAAAACTGGACCCTGCGGCCATTTTGTCACTGATGTACTGGTCAGTCATCGTTTGTCGTAACTGTCCAACGATTGTTTCTGGTCCCATGTTGAGGGCACGAATAGCCGAGGGATAGAGACTGTTGATGTCAATGGCACCAATGTATTCGTGCATACCCCGTTTGGGATAAGCAACATAGGCACCTGCGGCCTGCGTATTTTCCGATTCATCACGACCTTTCCTGTTAGGGACAATCATACCACGCCCGTGTGCTTCATTGATGATAGCTTGCTCAGTCACAGCGACCGCACCCATTGTGGTCTGTAACAACACAGTATTATCGTGAGCAATTTCGTTGGCCAGGTCTAGGAAACGTAGTTTCTTGTCCAGCTTGGCCAACAACATGGTATCTTGTCTGTTATAGTCGATGAACTTGGGAAAGTCTTTGTTGTACAGTTGGTCCAACGTGCCTTCGTAGGCCACTTTGCGCTCATCCAGTTCATATTCGCCAATGGCGTCCAAACTATAACTATGTCGTTCTTCGTATGTGTACTTGCGATACAGTTGCATATAGTCCATATGCACACGGCCCACAAGGTCAAATGTGATGTTGGTGGCACCAAAGCGTTCGAACTCACGCTGCTTGGGAAACTGATTCCACAAGCACAGTCGGCGTGTGTCGTCTTTGGTCAACACTTTCATTGTACGCATCACAGTATAAGGAATATCGAAACCCTCACTGTTCCAACCACTTAGGATGTCGGCGTCTTGGATCAAGTCAAAGAATGTGTTCAGCATGTCTTCTTCTCGTTCAAACAAGAAACAGTTGTCAAAGCGATCACAGATCTCTTGTGCGCTTTCCCAGCTATATGTTTTGGGAGGCAATACCAGTGTGACCAGTTTGTCCAGCCAATCCAAGTACACTGAGAAGGCAGTGATCTTGTTAAAGGGATCTGTAGTTGGAGCGTAGCCTTTGTCGGGGTGGAAATCCACCTCAATGTCGAAAAATGCTGTTTGCAGTTTTGGTGACGTTGCACCTAGGTAGTTGTTTTCGAGGCAGCGGAATATTGGGTTGATATCACTTTCCCAATGCTGCTTGTTGCTCTGTAGTTTTAGTTCTTTGTGATATTCTTTGTTGCTACGACTACTGAATCGGGTAACAGGTGTGTCGAAGATAGTACGATATTTGCCCTTGGGGTCATCGTAGTAGAATATATATTCTGCGGGATAGTCACGGTATTCTCTAACACCGTTTACACGTTCAACCACATGAATGCGGTCTTTTGCTCTGTCATAGAGAGCGTCAACATAACTCATAATACTCCTTTGTATAGTTTAAAGCCTATACTGACTCTACATGCCGTTTCAAGTCCGGCGAGACAAAAATATTTATGCCCACCAACGTACAAGTGCTGTAAAATCAATAGCGAACAGCAATATATAGTTGGACAACATGCCAAACGAACCTCTTGTATAAGCACAAACTGCGTAGGTAGCAGTACTGGTTACCCAGGGAATGTACAAATATTTAAGTGGCGGATTTGGCACAGTGACAGCCATGGTAAGAGCACAGCCGACACTCATGATCCAAGCAAACACTTCAAGACAAAAGCGTAGGCGATTGCTCTTGAAATCTTCTTGTATCCACTCCCAAATATTCGATAGATGGTCGTTCATTAAAGAGTCTTGCCAACAGTTTCCAAGATGGTGTTGAGCTCGTCGTGGTCTCGATTGGTTTCGCCCAGTTTGGCCTTGTGTGCAATACGAATTGCCTTCTTTAAGGTGCCGGGTTTGATTTCCAATTCTTCTGCTACTGCTTTCACAGTGTCGCTGAGTCCTGCACTCAGGTCTTCAATCTCTTGCATGACCTGCATGCCTTCTGAAATCAATTGAGTAAGTTTAGCTTTGGCTTCGCCGTTGAATGTGCGATCATAATCACTCATGTGTTCTCCTAGTTGATAGTACAATTATATACTGTTGTTGATTGAAATGCAAAAGAAAAATGCTCACTTTAGAACAACATTCCGGGGCACGACTCCCATATTGTTCTGCCCAGCAGCCGGGCCACACGTAACCCATAAGGGTCCTAAGGTAGTGTGTTCTTACTTGTTATGTTTGGCTCTGCCGGCCTTCATGTTGGCCAACCAGTGTGCCATACGAGCCTTCTCGCCTGTTGAATGTTTGGCAGTGTTGCGTAGACTACTTACACTTGCTTTGGTGTTCACGCCCATGCGCTTGCTTAGACCTTTGCGACCAGGATTCTTACCATCGGCAAAGTTTTCATTTTGCTGTGGTTCTTTCTTGTTGGTCTCGTCGTCGTAGTGTTGCCAGTTGTGATAAACTTTTTCCTTGGGCTCAAGTTTGGGTACGGCAGGCTGGCCATAATCGTCCCAAGACTTTTTCTGTTCAGGAGGATCTTTGAGCTCGTTTAAGGCGCCAAAGTAATCGGGATGTTGATCTGCAAAGTCTCTCATAAGCACTCCTGCCACGGCATTGGCTTGATTTTCAACACGACTACCGGTGGCACCATCGCCCGGCTGGATCATGTTGTTTTCACGTTGTTTGTGATGCACCAGTTCGTGTGCCAGGGTACGTAGTACATCCATGACATGACGTCCGCCTGTGGCAACTTGCACACTATTGGTTTCAGGATCAAACAGGCCAAATGTGGGATGTTCGCTGGTGCCAATTTGTTGCTTCAATTGTATGTCGGGCAGTTGTTTGATACCCAGGCGCTTGGCCACATAGGGCACAAAGTCGTCGGCCGCTGACTCGGCATCAACACTTTCGTGTAGCTGTTTGGGTAGGAAACAGTCCGCAATGCTCTTGCACATGCGTTCAATGTCGTGATTTTGTGTAAAACGAATATCAAAGTCTTCGTGTTCAACATGACTTTGACTTGGATCTCTGTAGCCACAGTATACAGCACGTACCGGTGTAGAGTCAATCAGTTCAGTACAACTGATGCCTTCACGTTCAGCCATTTCTTCTGTGCAGGGACTGAGTGTGGTCACAATCACACAACCTTCAGGCAGTTCGCCGTGCTTGTTTCGATAGTTCTCTATGGCAGCACGTTCGCCATGCACACGCTGGCCATTGGCCAGCAGGTGATTGATGCCATAAACAACATTCTTGTCGGGATCAACCACTGCGGCAGCAACCAGGCCATAACGTTCAGCGTCTTGCTTTTGGTGTGCTAGGATGCCTTCACACAGTTTGACCAAGATGCGATCATAAGCACCTGTATCTGCGGATTCTGCTAGGCTGTATTTTTTAAGTTGGCGTTCGATCTCGC